GTCTCCCACGGATTTTTACCTCCTGGGTCGATTTATCGTCGGCCATCACCGCCAATTGTCAACGTTTAAAGGTTAATCTCATGCCACGAGGCGGCTTCAAACACGGCGGCGGGCGTCCGCTCGGGTCACTCAGCAAAGTGCGGGAACTGACCGCTGAGGGGATGCAAAGCGAACAGGTGCGGCAGAACATGACGCCGCTCGAATACATGCTGCACGTCATGAACGACCCGGTCGTTGATCCGGTCCGTCGGGATCGCATGGCGGCTGCTGCGGCGCCATTCGTTCATCCGAAGGCCGATACCGTCATGGCTGGCAAGAAACAGGCGGCTGAGGAAGAGGCGCGGACCAACGACGAAGGCACCGAGTGGGCCGCGTTGCTCCGGCGTGCCCCGGGTCGCTCCGACAAGCCGAGTGATACCCGCAACTGATTTGAATGAGCCAGTCTGTTTCTTCGTGGTCAACGGCACGGCCGGACTGGCAATCGCGCATTAAGGCAGGGCAGTCGCTGCTGCCTGATCTGCCGTTGAACGAGGACGAGGCTGACGCCGCCCTCGGCATCTTCTCTAAGCTGCGGCTCCCCGACGTCGTTGGCCAACCGCCATTCCGCGATGTGGCCGGGCAATGGCAGAAGGACCTAGTCCGCGCGGTGTTCGGCTCCTACGACCCGGATACCAACGAGCGGCATATCCGCGAATTCTTTTGCATGATTGCCAAGAAGTCCGGGAAGACGACGTCGGCGGCCGCGATCATGATTTGCGCGGTGCTGATGAACCGCCGACCCCGGGCGGAATTCCTGCTGATTGCCCCGACACTGGAGGTTGCCGACCTCGCGTTCCGTCAAGCAGTCGGGATGATCGAGAGTGACCCCATCCTGACCGGCAAGTTTCATATTCGGGACCACATCAAGACCATCATCTATCGGCCGACCAAGGCCTTCCTGAAGGTCAAGTCATTCGACCCTAGAGTGGTCACCGGATCCAAGCCGTGCGGTGTGCTGGTGGATGAGTTGCACGCCATCTCGGGGGCGCATGATGCGGACCGGGTGATGGGGCAGTTGCGCGGTGGGTTAATTGCCAACCCCGAGGCGTTCCTGATCTCGATCACGACGCAATCGGAGCGCCCGCCGTCGGGGGTGTTCAAAGAGGCGCTGCATAATGCGCGGCGGGTGCGCGACGGCGAGACGACGCTGCCGCTGCTGCCGCTGATCTACGAGTTTCCCCGCGACGTGGATTGGCGGGACACGAACAACTGGCGGATGGTCAATCCGACGCTGACGGTGGCCATTGAACGGCTGGTCCCGGACTACGAGGCGGCGGCGGCCGCGGGCGACCATGAACTGCGGCGCTGGGCCTCGCAGCATCTGAATATCGAGATCGGCCTTGGACTGCAGACCGACCGCTGGCCGGGCGCGGAGTTCTGGGAGCGGCAGACCGACCCTTCGCTCACGCTTGAGGCAGTGTTGGACCGCTCCGAGGTGGTTGTGTGTGGGATGGACGGCGGCGGGCTGGACGATCTGTTCGGCTTTGCTGTGCTGGGGCGAGACGCCGATGGCCGGGACAAGGCATCGAAGTCGTGGTTGCTATGGTCCCATGCTTGGTGCCACCGAAGCGTGCTGGAGCGGCGGCAACAGATAGCGCCGCGCCTGCTCGACTTCGCCCGCGCGGGTGAACTGACGATCTGCGACGATATGCTGGACGACCTGGAGGCGATGAAGCAGATCATTGCCGACATCAAGGCCCGGGGCATCCTGGCGCATGTGGCAGTGGATCCGGCGGGTGTCGGCGACATTGTCGATGCGATGGCCGAGATCGGCATTACTGAGGCAAATAAGCTATTGTGGCCGGTCGGCCAGGGTTTCCGGCTGATGAACGCACTGAAGACGTGCGAGCGGCGCCTGGCGAAGGGCACGTTGTGGCACAGCCAGAGCTCGATGATGTCGTGGTGTGTCGGCAATCTGAAGGTGGAGGCAACGGCCACGGCAATTCGCGCGACCAAGATTAATGCCGGTGATCAGAAGATCGATGCAGCCATGGCGCTGTTCGACGCCGCCGATGTGCTCAGCCTTGGTGTGGATCCGGTGCGTATTCCCGAATACGAAATTGCGTTTGCCTGATGCGATTGGCGGGCATTATCTCTGCCGAGCGAGCATGATAAGGAGACGGCGCTCAAAATTGACGGGAGGATACCATGTCGAAAGCACCACCACCTCCGCGGCCACCGCCGACGCAGGTTCCAACGTTGGGCTATCCTTCTCCGCCTCCTGCTGTGCCCAAGCCCTCGTTCTGGCAGCGCTGTTGCTGCCGATCCGGGCGTATGCCGCACCGCCCGCGAACGCTGACCAATCAATGGCACCCTGGTTCGGCAGCCTGAAGACAGCGAACGGAATGTCGTGCTGCGGGGAGGCAGATTGTCGCAACTTCCCCGTCACCATCAACGAGCGTGGATATTCGGTGCTCTACGACGGCAAGCTGATCCCGGTTCCGCCCGAGACGGTATCGGAGCGGACGGACAATCCGACGGGCGACTACATCGCTTGCGTGCAGCCGAGTTTATGGCTCGGCGGCGTGCAACAAGGCCCTCTGGTGCTGTGCTTCTTTCGCGCGCCGCACACTTAGTGTAAAAATACCCGGCCCCGCACCAAGCACGCAGGGGTTTCGGGAACCTCGCAGGGGCAGAGGCGCGAGACCGGGTGAAGTTTCGCTATCACACCCGGCAACAGGAACGAAACCGGGCTCGTCTTGCTTACCGGTCTCGCGCTTCCCTGGCAATACGAACACTTGTGAACTAGCTGATTTTTAACTATTTTCCTTGTGGAAAAGTCAGCCCGCGGGCGCGCGTGAGGCACCGACCTAACGGTTCCCGCAGGCTGAAGTTCCAACAATGGATGCGATAAATCCCCCACTCGGTAGGAGACCGAGCAGACGGGCGCGAGATTATCAGCGCGGCGTGGGGCGTCAATCGCCGACCATCTATCTCGGATTATTTCGCGCGGCTCGCCCGGTGTTGGTCAACGACCTCGGATAGCAGCCAGGCCAGCTTGCGCCTGGCCCTCAGCGCGCTGAAGCAGTTCGCGCTGCAGGTGAGCCGGGCCTTGGACACCAGATATTCGGCGCCGCAGAGGTGGCAGATGCCTACCGGCGATCCTTTCTGGCGGTAGGGACGCTTTATAGGCGGCGGTGGCGCGCCTTCGGCGATATCGGACACGTTTTCCCCACTCGCAAAAATGCCCGATCCGCATCGATCAGCATGGTGGCGTTTTGCTATCGACACGGACCGGGAGTTTGCTGTTGTAAAAGGCGCAGGACCTTGGTCCTCTCCGGTTCGGCCCGTCAATGGCACGGATACAGAACGCGTAGAAATATCGGTGGATATATCTGTGGATAATTCACTCCTCCCGGTCCCAGTTCGTAGACACCGTCTCTGCTGGGCGAGGATCCTGGGGCAATTCCTCGGGAAACATCGAGGAACGCATCTTGGTCAGCGCATCGATCGTTTCGTCCAACCGCCTCCGTAGATCAGAGATCGGCATACCATTAAACACGTAGTGTATCATTACTTCGCGTAAATCTGTCGACACGTCTTTGCGCGTCGGACGAACGATCTTTTTCAGATGCGGGGCCTCAGGTTTCGCCACCGGCGATAATAGACGCTGCTTGGCTACGTGATACGAGACCGCCGCTTGGGTCACGCCGTGTGCCCTGGCGATTGAGCTGAGGGTTTCCCCCTGGCGCGCGCGGCTAATGATGTTAGCGATAGCCGTCTGATCTAGTCGCTTTGTATTGCCCTTCTTCCGTGTTGGCGCCTTCATGTTTTTCCTCCTTTAATTACTCCTATTAAATGTCCACCGTCACCATGCGTCAATCCCAGATACTGTAATAGCGCTGACGACTATTATTGCAGCCGCCCGCGTCGCGTTACCCAGCCCCCGAACATTCCTAGCACCGCGTCCACCCGACAGCCGACGGGCAATGGCGCTTGGAGATCGCTATGCCGTTGCCAAAACCAAAGCCATCTGGCGAGACGAACGAACAGTGGATGGGGCGTTGCATGGGCGACGCGACTATCAAGAACGACTTCAAAGACCCTAAGCAACGCGTGGCGGTCTGTCTGAACCTCTGGCGGGAGCATCACGGCCCAGCCGCGAATGGCCCCCAACCCAAGCGCGACGTTGCGGGAACGTGCTGCACACCCGGCGGCGGAGAGCCGCTGGCCGATTTCATCGAGAGATGCGTTGAGGGTGGCGATAGCGAAGAAGCGTGCCTTGCCGCATGGCACGCCGGCCCGTCGACCGACGCGCCAATGATGCATTCAGCGCCGGTCGAGATGAAGTGGATGCCGACGACGCTCACTGTCAAAGGCCTCAACGAAGGCGAGCGTATGATCTCCGGCATCGCCACGACGCCCTCCGTTGATCACGTCGGTGATATCGTCGAAAGCATGGGGGCAAAATACGCGACGCCGGTCAGCATCCCGCTGCTATGGATGCACCAGCATAGTCAACCGGTCGGGACGGTTACCCACGTAACTAAGACCGACCGCGGTATTTCCTTCCAGGCACGCATCGCCAAGGTCGAAGAACCCGGCAAGCTCAAGGATCGCGTCGACGAAGCGTGGCAGACCGTGCGCGCCGGTCTCGTAAAGGGAGTCAGCATCGGCTTCACGCCGGTCAAAGACCAATACGAGATGATCAAAGGCGGCGGCATCAGGTTCAAGGAATGGAACTGGCACGAACTTTCCTTGGTTACGGTGCCGGCACAATCAGAAGCCACCATTCAACTTATCAGATCCCTCGATACGCAAGCACTGCGGGCCGCGACAGGTCAGAAGCAGAGCGCGCGTATTGAGCAGAACCCCGCCGGCGTCACGGCGAATGTTAAACGCCAGACAAGCCGGGAGGCACCAATGGCAACCAAAACAATTGCGGAAGATATTGCCGCATACGCATCTACACGAGCGGCACACGCGGCTCGGATGTCCGAGCTGATGAGCAAGGCGTCGGAAGACGGTTCAACGCTCGATGACGAGCAGGAGACCGAATACGATGAACTGAAGGACAAGGTCGCGTCGATCGATAAGCATCTCGGCCGCCTGCGCGAGCAGGAGAAGCTGAACATCTCGCTCGCCGTTGCGGTCGATGGTGATCGTATTGGCCAGAACGCTGGTCAGTCGCTCGGGCAGCGTCAGACGTCGTCGGTCGTTCAGATCAAGCGCCCGCCGCTTGAGAAGGGCACCGCGTTCGTTCGCTACATTGCCGCACAGGCAATGTCGAAGGGAAACTTGCAGCAGGCCGTGCAGATCGCACAGCGGGATGCATGGAAGGACACGCCAGAAGTTGCCAGCGTGCTGAACTACGCTGCGGCTGAAGGCACCACGGTGCTCAAGGCAGCGGTTGCGCCGGCCAACACTTACGACACCACGTGGGCGTCACCACTCGTGCAACTGCAGTTTATGGCTAGCGAGTTCATTGACCTGGTTCGTGCCGCAACCATTCTCGATAAATTGTCGGGCGGTATGCGTCGCGTGCCCTTCAATATTCGTGTGCCATTGATGAGCAGCGGGTCCACGGCATATTGGGTCGGCGAGGGTAGCTCCAAACCCATGTCGAGTGCGGCGTTCGACACGATTACCATGACCTTCGCAAAGGTTGCGGCGCTCGTGGCGTTCACCAATGAAAGCCTGCGGTTCTCAAATCCAAGTTTGGAAGCGATGATCCGTCAGGACATGGTCATGGCCATCGCTAGGAAGCTCGACACCGACCTGCTCGATAGCACGAAGGCAGTGGGCACTGGTTCAGGCGGTCCTTCGCCTGCATCACTGACCAACGGCGTCTCATCGATTGTTGCGACAGGAACGGATGCCGGCGCCGCTCACGCCAACATCCGCACGGTCCTGACCACGATGGCCGCGCTGGATCTCGACATGACCGGCGGCACGTGGGTCATGCACGTTAACCAGGCGATTGCGTTCTCGCTGATGTTGAACACGCTTGGCCAGCGCGAGTTCCCGGATATCAACTCCGGCGGCGGCACGTTGGCTGGGTTCCGCGTCGTCACGAGCACGAACGTGCCGTCATCCGGTGGCTCGCCGACGGATGGCTACATGATCGCGTTCATCCTGCCGGGCGAAATCCTGCTCGCCGACGATGGCAACGTCACCATCGACAGCAGCAATCAGGCGTCGCTGCAGTTCGACTCAGCTCCGGATAGCCCGGTGTCTGCTTCGACGGTTTACCGCAGCCTTTGGCAGGAAAATATGACTGCGATCTTGGCGGAGCGTGAGATCAACTGGCGCAAGCGTCGCACAGGTTGCGTCCAGTGGATCGATTATGCCCGTTACGTGTAATCCTAATTGGGACATTCGTCCCTATCGAGGCCAGCCGCGTTCTGAAGTGCTGATCCATTTCTGAGCGCGGTTACGTGGCGCCACCGTTCACTCCTTCTAACTCGGCGCTCGGAGCAATTCGGGCGCCTTCTTTTCAGGAGCATCTTGCCGATGCGCTTCCAGGCCCTCAAACAACTGCGCATGCCTGGCGGGAAGGGCGTCGTTCACCAGCCTGGCGATGAGTTCGATCTGCCCGAAGACAAGCGGGGGAAGGATCTGGGGAATATCTTTATTGCGGCCAAGCTCGCTCGCAAGTTCGAGCCGGTGGCCATCGGCACACCGCCGCCATTGCCGACACAGAAGGTCGTGGCACCACCGGAACCGCCACCAGAGTCCACACCCGAGCCGTCGCTAGAGTCCCCACCAGAACCAACCCCGGAACCCGCACCGTCATTGCTGCAGAAAGTGATGCGGGCGGACGAAGGGGCGCCGGCTGAAGCTGACGAAGCGACTGTGGAGAATGGTGAGGAGCCGGAAGGCGATGCGCCGCGCAGACGTGGTCGCCCACCTATTCATGGCCGCTATTCCCGTCGCGATATTCGGCCGGAGGAATAGGCCGGTGTCGAATGAAACGGAGATTGATCCTGTAGACGCACAATTGCTGCTGGAACTGCGGGACACACCGATCCTGGCCTGCCCGACCTTCCACGTTCCAGCTTGGATGTCTGATCCTGACAACTGGTTCATTCCCCCAGCTGAAGACCCGGAGGACGCACGAATGGCAGACCTGTTCGCTGCGCGCGAGGACTAACGCGACGATGCGCATCCTCGGGTTCGACATCACGCGCAACGGCGTAGCCAAGGCATCACCACCCACGGGCCTTATGGTGCCGCCGATGTCAACGTTCTCCCAGTGGTTCTGGCCGACCATCCAGGAACCGTTCATGGGCGCCTGGCAGCGCAACATGGGCATGACGCAGGAAACGTCCCTGCGGCACCACGCAGTCTATTCGTGCCTGTCGCTCATTGCCCAGGACGTATCGAAGATCCGCATCAAACTGGTCGAGCAGGACCCGACCACCGGCATCTGGGAAGAAACTTCCGCGCCCGCGTTCAGTCCTGTGCTGCGTAAGCCAAATCGCTACCAGACCAGAATTCAGTTCCTGGAGTGCTGGATCTACAGCCTCTTAACGTGGGGCAACACCTACATCCTCAAACA